ACTTCTTGAAACATAAAGCTACCATTTTGCACTTGAATACCCTGGTTAATTACTGACCCCTGTGATGTAGCTGAAGGCGATGCTATTGTTGTAGCGTTTGCAAATACTGGCTGACTAAATGTTATTGAGTAAAGACAGATACCGATTCCACAATAGATTCTGTTGTTGTGGTTCGATTGATTGTTGTTACATTTGAAAGGCCAGGATTTGATAGGGTTTCTGTGAATGAGAAAGCGTTGCCAGCAGTTTTTATTCCCCAGTCGGGTTTGTTTGCTGGTGTTACATCTACTGATGTCCATGTAAAGGTGATGTTGTCAACTGTTTGAGGTGCATTTAATACAGCTTTAGGTGAAATAGCGTTTGTATTTAGTGGTTCGATATTATGACCAGAAACCACGTATTCGTAGCCAGATCTATAATCTACAGAGGTGATAGTTTCACTAACTACAGTTTTAGTTTCCTGACGGGAATTGAGTGTTCCCGTTGAAAAGGTTGGGACGACGGGAACAGCAGAAACGCTAGTCCCTGCAAAGGATATGAGCAGTAATAACTTATATATTTTGCTCATTAAATATCATTTAACGGTGATTTCTGATGAAATTTGAGCCGTTCCAGTAGTTCCCGCACCTCCCGCTACTGTCGTGGCTGTTCCAGCAGAGGTTACTGTTCCAGCAAGGTTGCCAGCTACACCTCCAGAGGTTACTACGGTATTACCAAAAGCAGGCATGTCAGCTACTACACCTGCGGAGACATCCACACCACTGCCTATGGCTGGAATAGCGTCACCTTGGAGCCAGCTTTCGGAAAAACTGAAGCTACTGCCCGAAGTTGCCATCTCGTACACACCAACATCAAGTGTTGCTGCTGCTGTAGCTGTACCTGCTGTCAATTTTCCAAAGTGTTCTCCAGTAGTCACTTTCATATTGTTACCAGAGACAGCGTAAGTAGATGGAACTCTAATCGCTTGTACTGCTGCTCCATCAACTTTCAAACTTGTTGAGGCTGTGTGTTTGATTGATATATCAGCTTGTGCTGGCGTTGCTAATAAAAGCAAGAGGGGAATAAAGCGTTTCATAAGTAAGCTTTACTGATTTGTGCTAATAATCCTAATAATGCCAGAGCAGCACTAACAACTGCTGCTGCTTGAAATACTCTTTTTTCTAATAATCTTACTCTGTCCTCTAAATCTCCTATTTTTTCTTCTGCTCTTTTGAGCTTCATTTCTGTGCAGACAATACGAGTTTCTTGTCTTGCATCAATTGAAAGATCTTCACTCATCATGTCAACCTCCCACTCTGAGGGTCAATTTCTTTACCAGAGACAGGATCAATTCTTGGTTTGTCTGGTACGAGTTTGATTGGAGTTTCAACTTTGATAATGGTATAAGGTACTCCATTATTCAAACCTGCGGCTGCTTCTGCTTTCTTCTTTTCTTCTTCATCAGCTTTGTAAGTTCCATCTCCTCTTTTCTTTGCAGTCTCAAGCCCAAAACTCGCTAATGCTCCCGTGAACACGCTTGCTATGAACGTGGGGTCGATCCTTTCTTGTTTACCTAAACCAGGCAATTCTACATAGTTTAAAGTTAATATAAATCCACTCCAAATTACAACTCCCAAACGCACAAATGTAGACAAAACTTGAAGTTGCTCTTCTTTATCATCCAAGCCCTCCTTTAGTTTTTGCAGAGGATTTTTCTTTTTTGGATCGTCTGGTTTTGTTTCGGCCATACGGAAAAACTAGAAAACATCACTACATTAGACATAAATGGATAAAAAGTAATGAAATTCCTTTCTCAGGAGCAAAAGGAAGTAATAGCCAAGGCTCACGGAATATCTATTGAATCAATTAATAAAAGAATAGAAATATGGAGTGTGATCAACGATCCAGATACATCCAAGCCTGATCTTGTAGAGGCTCAGAAACAATGGATTAGTATTCAGCAAGGATATTGGCCTAACGTAAATGCCTGAAGTTATTGCAGCCCTAATTGGTGCTATGTTATCAGCGTTGCTGATGGTCTTAGGAAACCGATCCAACAAAAGACAAGGCGACATCCGAGAAATTTTCCACCGTTTGAACGCTATAGATAAAGAATTAGTTAGGCTTGATTCTCAAAGGCCAAGGAATTGGAGAGGACAGTAAATACTAAAAAACCCTTAACGCCCGTCTAACGTTAAGGGTTTAATAGATACCTAATAACTCAAGATGCTAATGCTTGCAATCGGGGGTAAAGGACAAAAATATTCTAACTATTCTTTAAAAAATGAACAATGAAAAAATTACTCTTCAGCAGCGAGCGAGGGAAACGCTTTACCCTTTGGGTACTTGAATCAGCTACAGAACAAAGTAACAACAGTCTTACACCAGAGGACGTTGACTTTATAGAGGCTAGACTATGGCCTAATCGAACATTAAAACTTCAATGAGCATGTATAAGACCGAATGGTTAGAAGAAGACCGTCAAAGGGTATTGAATATGGAACGCTGGTATATCCTTGATGGCCGTCATAGACCTGATCATCCTCAACATGGGATCTATACTGGCTTATCGGAAAAAGCAAATGATCTCGACAGCTTCGACGGAATTGTGTAACTGTCCTCATTGCAAAGAACTGAGAAGACAGCAAGCTAGGCACGGAAAATGGCAAGAATTATTGCTACATATAGAGAAAAACAATGAAAAAAGCAGAGATTCCTCTTGATTTCTCATTCATTATGGAATTAGCTCAACCTCCTAGCTTGGAAGAGGAATTGCATTTAGAAAAAGAAATTAGATCTATTAAGGCTTCTGATGATATTGAACAAATTAAAAAATATGCAGAAGACACTGCAAGACAAAATTACCATCAAAGTATTTTCATTGCTGGATGTTTATCAAGGCTTGCCGAGTTGCAAGCATTAGTCGTTAGAAATGCAACCAGAGAAGCCGAAAAACCACCTAATTTGCTTAAAAAAATATTAAAGCTACAATAATCTTGGAGTTTAAAAGATGCTCCACTGCGAAAAGAACAAGACCTCTTGCATCCCCATCCCCAGTGCAAGAGGTTTTGTTGTCTATGCAGACTGTACAAATCTAGCGTTCCGTCCAGTACCTATCCACTTTATTTCTTGATTTGCAACAGGAACTTCTGGGTATTGAATTGAGTACCAACGATGTTCGCAAACAACACATCTCCTACGTCTAATTGTTACCCCATCAGGAGCACGTTTAGTGCATACAACTCTAGTCCTGCCTTGTCCGCACTCAGGGCAGTCTGCTTGAATTTTATTGATCATTGTGATTTTTTTCTTTGTTTCTAATACGATTTAATTTTCTTAAGTCTGTTTTAGCTGCTCCGTCTGCTTCTAAATCTGCTACTTTTTTGGTTAATTTGCTGAGAAGTTCCAATAAATCAGCTTGATAATAAAGATCATCACATTCTAATGATTCACTATTTTTATATTCTTTTTTAACCAAAGAAAGCAAGACTTTGGATTGGGTTAAATTTACATGGAGTAAATGTCTAGTTCTTGTTGTCATTATTTATGGAGCTGGAACCAATATATGTTGTGCGTGTTCTGAGGTTCTTTTGTCAGGCCATTTAACTGTGTAGTAATAGCTTGGGCGACCTCTACTGTTGTCTTTGGTTCTCATGTCAATGATTGTCCCAGCAGTCGATTCTATCTTTAAAAAGACCCCTGTGTTTCTTTTCTTGTTAACTAGATCATTGATCTTGAACCTCGGTGTTGCTGACATTGTTTTTTTGTAAATAAATTTGTACGAGTTTTTTCTTGCTGTGATGAGTTGTTGTCCCAGCGAGCGATCTTAATTCTCTTGCCGTAAGTGTTTCAAGGAATCGTGCAAAGCCTTGATATGGTTTTGGACTTCTGTAAACAAAGAAGGAACCAAGCCAATCAAGAAGTTTCATGTTGCAGCTCTTTTTTCCAAAGGATAGAAGCTGTTGGATAAGTTGCTTTTAGTTTGTTAAAAGCCTCTTCTTTTGTTATACCCCATGCTCTAATTTTGACTCCTTGTTTTTTAGGTTCACAAACCCAAAATAGATGAAGTTTAGGAACTGGCTTAGGATTGGATGAAGTAGCGGCAGTAAAATAGGTCATGCTTCTTGTGAGTTGGATTGACTTTGTTGTTTTGTTTTATATCTGGTTTCTACTCGTTGCTTAACAGCGTCATCCCAATCTTGATCGTCTTGTGATTTCATGTTTTCGTATTCTGCTTCAGAGCAATTTTCCTTTATAAAAGTAATAATCAAATCTTTTGTAAAAGCATTGACTTTAAGTTTTAATTTTTCTTCAATGTATTTGACATAGAAATCACCTTGGGCATGAGGCAGAAGCACCTGAATCATGTATTTGCCATCACTTTTTCTAGGAGTTAGACGTTTACCCATACCCTATTAATTTGATCTCTATCACATAGTAAACGAGAAGTTCAATTAATCCCATTCAACTTCATCTGCTAAACGTGCCAAGGTATGTAGAGAGTTAAGACTGTCTACCTTTCTTTGAATTTGAGCTGACTTGATTTGATTACCAAAGCATTCAGCTTGTTCTGTCAAAGTTAATTTGTGGCAATGCTCAATACGTTGGCAAGGATCGTTTTCAAGATCTTTTGTAGCCTTAGCAAACTTGCCTCCAGTAATGACGGCAGTTAACTGACTTAAAGCCTTGTAAACTTCTGGTTTTGTTGTTTCAGCTTTGTAGCTCATCCTTTTGCCTCCATTTTTTGTTGCCAAGCTTGATCTGATCTTTCTTTTGCTGTGTAACCATAGGAGTCAGACATTTCTTCATCACTAGGTTCATAGTTGAAATATTCTTCTGCTTGTTTTACAAATTCATGAATTAAGTCATGCAAAAAACCAATCTCTTGATCAGGCATCCATCTTTTTTGATCTTCTTGATTTAGATCATCAAGTTCTTCTGTTAGATCTCCAGCTCTTCCAATTAAACAAATCCATTTTTTCTTTTGTTCTTTCAACTCAGCAGCAATTGTTGTTAATGCTTGTCTGAGATCTTTTGCGTGTTCATGAGGATTTGACCTGATCCATGATTCACTTTGGAAGCTGTGATTAACAGCTCGGTTGCAAGTAGCAATTAAAGATTCAAGTTTTTCAACTTCGATTGAAACTTTAGGGGAATAAGATTTAGTGGTTTTCATTGGTTTAGGGAAAGGGCCATTCATGATGACCCTGTATTAGTTTAGAAATCAGGTTGAGTATTCCTTTCGATTTTTCTAGGACTGATATTGCCATAGCAACCATATCCATCGTTTGAGTTCATACCTTTGCCATTCAAATAGACAACAGGTTTTTTCTCCTCTCCATTTTCTTTGCTCCAAACTTTACCTTGCTTGTGCTTAGAAGTATCAGCCTCTAATGCCATTAATAAGTCAATAAGACCAGGGATTGATTCAACAGGAATTGCAAGACCTATTGTTTTAGGAAATTTATCTGCATCGTCAAAAGTGTTGTCACCTACAGACCATTTAATTGGATAAGTGAAAGCGGGAACGAAGTTAGAAAAGTCAGCCATAGTAATTGAAATGGTTAATTAGTTTACTTGTTTTAATGCCGTTTTTTTGAGACTCGACATTACATTTACGTCTGTTTGAAAGTTGTGTAAGAACTGCTTTTGCAGCGTGATCAACAGCTTCAGGTGTCATTACGGAGAGTCAGATTCTATTTCCGCTATTTTGGACTTTATGAAAGACAAATGCTCTGGAGTCGTAATAAATTCCGATATTTTTTCGGAAGATATGTTGTATTCCTGTCTAAAAGCACTTATCACTCTGTTCCTCCCATGAGGAGGTAATGTTTTCAGTTCGTTAGCAAGATCATCTTTTTGAGATTGAGGAATTGATGCTTGAGCAACTTTTCCAGTTACCATTTCATGTGCAACAGGAGAAGGTTTCGCTTGTCTAGCGTTAGCACCTCTTTGAGGAGAACGAGCAATCTCTTTCTTTGCAGGAATAGCAGTAGGAGCAGATCCTTCAGCATCATCGTCATCACCTGCTAATCCATAAATAGCTAACAATGAATAACGTCTTGCGTAAGTAATAGCTGACCCTAAGGCTTGCATGATGTTCCCTCTATTAGGAACTAGATCAGGCAAAGGTAGGTTGCTTTCAATAACTGTGTTGTAATCGCTGTCTTCACCAGTAAAAAGCAATCTGGTTTTCACTACAGTTACGACCTTTTCACTAACAACAATATGCTCAAAAGTCTGAGTATGAGATAGACCTAAATGAGTAGCTGGTTGAACTGCATTCAATCCACCAGCAAGAGTTGTGTAAGTACCGTAATTAGCTTTTCCATCCTTACCTGCTGCATGGTGTTCCATTTGGAACCTTGCTAATGCTTCTTCAATAGTTTTTGGATGTGAAGACTTTGAATCAGTCTTGGGTTTTGATTGGTTTGGCATCGTTCGTGCGTTTGTACTTTTAAAGTCTAACTTACTAAACGACAGAAATCAATGAAGTGTTCTTATGATGATTTTTGCTCC